AGGATCGTCCTGCATTCATTGCTCGGTTGAAGCATGCTAATAGACGGTATTTTGCTACGGATTTTACTGCGTTTGAAAGCCATTTCATACCAGTAGTTATGGATGCCATTGAGTGTGAGTTATACCGGTGGTGCCTAATTGATGACGTCGATTGTTCTATTTTGACAAGAACTCTCACTGGTCGCAATGATTTGCGTACCCGGGAGGGGTTTCGGGCGTCAGTCTTTGGCAGGCGAATGTCTGGTGATACCTGTACCTCGTTAGGTAACGGGTTTAGCAATCTGATGCTTGCCATGTTTATAGCAAAGAGTAAGGGAGTTGACATTGAACATGATTTTGATGCTGTTGTTGAGGGTGATGATGGTCTCATATCAGTTCCTTGTGAGATCACAGCAGAAGATTATGCCCGCTGTGGATTTACTATTAAGATTGAGGAGGTCGATGACGTTTGTTCCGCCTCCTTTTGCGGCATGGTTTTTGCCGAGTCTGGTGAAATCATCCGCGATCCAAGGCGATTTTGTGAGAATTTTGGCTGGACCCATAGCATGATCAATGCTGGTCCCGGAATCATGAATTCTCTGTTGCGGGCTAAAGCACTGTCTGCCTGTTACGAAACACCACAGTGCCCGATCGTTGGTCAGCTGGCGCGGTATGCCCTGAGCAAGACGGTCGATGTTGAGCCTATCTTTGATCTAGATTGGTTCCATCAACAGAATGTGCCTGACCCAGATTTCAAGGTCCCTATTTTTTCGCCTAGTGCTGACACTAGGGACTTATTTGCTGACTTGTATTCCATTTCTGTTGATTGTCAAATTGAAATTGAACGGGCTATTCGTAATGGGGACATGCATCTTGTCTCCAAATTAATGCCCCCTTCTACCGACTTACAGCTCTACACTGAGTTGTATGTTGAGGAGCAATAAATTGCCAAATATCGCTATAAGCGGTATCCGCATTAAATCTTCCTCGTAGTGCTGCGGTGAGTTGATCACAGGGTTGTTTCTGTGGTCCCCGGAGGGGTGCCCCACAAAGGTGCACTAACTCATCTTGGCGCGATCGCGTGTCTTCCCACGTTAGTCGAGGTTCAGAGATGAAGCGACACG